AGAACAGTAAGGCCCACAATATTAGAAGAATCTGAGTTTGTAAAAGAATGTAAAGACCCCGATTTTATACCAATTGAAGAGCTTATTGAGCACAGGAAAAGAAAGTATGATTTAAAAATAAGGGGCAAGCAAGCTAGAAGGCTTATAAATATTGATATAAAAACTACTGGGCCTATTGGTATTTGTCATTTTGGCGACCCTCACATAGATGATGATGGAACAAATATTGGTGAAATATATAAGCTTTGTAATCTAATTAATCAAACAGATGGAATGTTTGCTGGAAACTTGGGAGATGTTCAAAATAATTGGATTGGAAGACTTGCATTTTTACATGGACAACAATCTGTAACAGCAAAAGAAAGCTGGAGATTAACAGAGCATTTTGTAAATAGCGTTAATTGGCTGTATTTGATAGCGGGAAACCACGATGTTTGGTCAGGTGATGGTGACCCCTTAGATTTTATAATGCGCGACCACAAGGGCGTATATGAGAAATGGGGTGCCAGGTTAAATTTAAAATTTCCAAACAAAAAAGAAATACGCATAAATGCTAGGCATACCTTTAAAGGTCATAGCATGTGGAACTCTGCACATGGAGTAGCAAAAGCCGCGCAAATGGGATGGAAAGACCACGTGCTAACTTGTGGGCATATTCACGTTTCAGGGTATCAGGTTTTAAAAGACCCTGCCTCCGGGCTTATATCACACGCATTACAAGTTGCTAGCTTTAAGATAATGGATAGCTATGCAGATAAGCTAGGTCTTGATGATAAAAACATTTTTAATGCGCCGGTTACTATTATAGACCCAAAATATGACGATGATGACAATAGACTTATTACCACAATATACAATCCTTACGAAGCATCAGAATATCTTACTTGGAAAAGAAGCAAGAAATAAACTATTTGATTTTTATTTAGATACTTACTAACTTCTGCTAAACACAGCTAAACCAATAGTAATGCAAGGAGTAATAAGTTGCAAGATTTTTTTACAGTATCACAAGTGGCATCAGAACTACACTTATCAATAGAAACAGTTAGAAGATATATAAAAACCGGAAAGCTTAAAGCAAGCAAACCCGGCAAGAGTTTCATTATTATGAGAACCGAACTTCTAAGGTTTATTACCAACGCCGAGCATAAACCATTAGCAGACCTTTAATTATTAGTTCTTGAGCTTTAGTGAAAGAACTAATAATTAAAAGGATGCAATGAAAAAGCAAGAGTCACTAGCAAGGAAGGAATGTGCAAACTACAACAATGGTAATTGCTTAGGCATAATGTTTTCTAGGGAAGATGGTAAACTAACTACAAAAATTGATGGTAAGTTTGCCGGAAAGAAATGCATAGTAGATACCAACAACTGCTCATACTTCAATCAAATTGTAATAAAAGGAGGTCAATTTGCCACAAGATGACGACAAGGTTCTTAGTCTACGAATCGAAAGAACCGAAAAGACAACAGAAGAAGATGTTAAGCAATTTTATATTCGAGTTTATAAAATGGCTGAAAATCTTGGTTTTAATGTTATTTCCAAGGCCGACAATAGTCAGCTTGTAGCTTTTAGGGGGAAAGAAGATGGAGAATGAAAAGAACCTAGACGAACTTCATGGCGAAGAATTTGGACACAATATTGATGTTCATGTAGATAGAATACTTTGGAAAATATCAGAGTTAGAAGACGAAATTGAGAACATAAAATACAAGCAACAAGAGTCTTCTGAGTTTTATGACCGAAGAATTGAGTCCGTCAATAAACAAATTTCTTACAGAAAAAACTTGTTAGAAAGCTATATGCAAGGTCAATTCGATACGAATGGTAGAAAGTCTATGGGTTTTCCAAATGGAACGCTTAAGATGACAACTAGGACGACAAGAGATTTTGGTGATGACGAATCTCTAATAAAGTTTTCTTATGCAAACAATATATCCACTAGAGTTACAGAAAAACCGGACAAGAAAAAAATTGCAGAATACATAAAGAATACTGCTGATGCTCCGGTGGGATATAAAGAAACAAAACAAACAACATTTTCTTACAAAACAACAAAGTACAAGGAGACAAAATGAAGTTAAACGAAAAGCTGAGCCTTATTCAGACCAAGCTTAAGGTCGGAAAAGGCCATAGGAACGATTTTGGTAAGTATAACTATCGAAATCTTGCAGACATATTTGAAGGATTGAAGCCATTGCTTGATGAAACCAGTTGTTATGTAACTGTTAGTGACGAAATAGTATGTGTCAATGACTTTAATTACATAAAAGCAACTGCAACATTTAGCGATGGTAATGATACTATCACAACTGAAGGATGGGCAAGAGAATCTGTGCAGAAGAAAGGAATGGATGACAGCCAAATTACAGGTGCTACTTCATCGTATGCTAGAAAGTATGCATTGAATGGCCTATTTGCCATTGACGACACAGAGGATGCCGACAGCATGGACAACAGAGAGCATAAAACAGTAGTCAACTCACCATCACTTAGCAAGCAACCAAACAAGGAAGTTCAGCAAGTATCTGAGGAGTGGAATGAAAAGTCAAGAAGTTCCGGAATACCTTTTGGTAAATACAAAGGAACTCCTTGGAAAGACGTACCCGAAGATTACATAGGTTGGATAATTGAAAAGAGCGATAATCCTAATTGGAGAACTATGGCTAACGCAGAGCTTGTAGCCCGAATGACAGAAGATGCTAGCGCAAAACAGCAGGTTGCGGCGGAAGCTGATTCTAGCACAGAGGAAGTCAAACAGGCAACCGAAAAGGGTTGGGAAGTCATGGAAGAACTTAAATTGGTAGTAGATGAGGATGACGATGACTTACCTTTCTAAGAAGTCTTCCCAAAAAGATATTGTGCTTGACTATCTTAAAAAGAATAAGCGTATCACATCTTGGTTTGCCATACAGGAATTTGGCATAACAAGACTAGCTGACGTTATACACAGGCTTAGAAAAGAAGGTTACACAATAGAGAAAACTATGCTCACTCACAAAAATGTTAGAACAGGGAAGGTTTCTACATTTGCTAAATACAAGTTTATTGATGCAATAGACGTGGGTTCAAATTACGAACTTTCACTTGTTTAACTCCATTGACAAGTGAACCAGAGGGCGGGTTAGTCCTCCTTCATACATCCCGCCCTCGCAACATTATGAGGATATAATGCCAAGTAAAAGCAAACAAAAAGGCAATAGGTTTGAAAGAGAGGTTACTAACCTTGCTAAAGAGTACGACATAGACTCTCAAAGAGCCTATGGTAGTAATGGTTTATCTCTTGGACACGCTGAAGAAGTAGATGTTTTACTTAAGACACCCGATAAAGATTGGAAAGTCCAATGCAAGGTAAGGAAAAACATAGCTAATTGGATAAAACCGGATACAAAGGTTGTTGATTTACAGGTAGTAAAAGAGGATAGAGGTCAAATATATGCTATATTACCATACGAAGAATTTCTAGAATTAATTGCAGATGACAAAGAATATAGAGGTTCGGGTTATGAAAAACACGATGAAGAAAGGGAATATTACAAAGAAAGAATGGAACAAATATCCAATGAAATCGACAGAATGGAAGAGATAGCCAAAGAAATAAATGAACTTAAATAAATTAAAAATAGGACAACAAATAACAGGAAAAACCTTAAATTTTAAGGGCGAAAGAATTACTGTCTCAGGAGAGGTATCTGCTATAAATGACGATATAGTATATATTGTAAAAAAGTTTCCTAAGAAAGAATATTTTGCCATTAATAAAAATCACATTATAACAGGAGAAAAAGATGCCAAAGAAAATAAATAAAGCACCCGCATTTCAGTTTTATGCAAGTGACTTTTTATCAGATTTGAACGTACAAATAATGACAATGGCGCAAAGGGGGATATACATTACCTTGCTAGCTATGGAATGGATTGAGGGTAGTTTGCCGGCAGATACTCAAACCCTAAAGGTTTTATGTGGTCAGCATCCTAGCTTTGAAGAAGATTGGAACGCCATTAAGCATTGTTTCTACGAGGAAAATGGTCGTATATACAATAGTAGGCTTGAATCAGAAAGAAGTAATATGATTAGCTACAGAGAAAGAATGTCAAATAACGGCAAAAAGGGTGCAAAAGCACGTTGGAATGGCAAGGCTATAGCTGAGCCATCCAATAAGGAAGTAGAAGTTAGAAGTAAAAGTAGAAGTAATACTAAAGTAAAGCTTTATAGTGAAGAATTTGAAAATGAATTTTGGTCACTATATCCTAGAAGAGATAACAAAAAAAGAGCCAAGGACAAGTACATATCACTGCGTAAGGCCGGTACTAAAAAAGAAGTAATATTAGAAGGCTTAAAGTCTTACATTAAGCAATGGAAAAACGCGGGTACAGAGTCTGAATTTATACCTATGGCTAGCACTTGGCTTAATCAAGAAAGATACGATGATGAACTCATCAGCAACACAAAGGTGATTAAGAACCTAGTTGTATCGAAGGAGTTTCATTATATGTGCATAGAGTGCAAATCAGAAAAGACTACAAAAGAAGAACTTAGCGTAAATGATAGATTATGTGAATGTGGTGATGGAATTTATGAAACTAAGAATACTGTACTAGCTCAGCTTTCTGTCGACGCAAGAAAAGAAAATAGATTATCCAGCAGCGAGGAAAAAGCTAGCACGCCAGACGCTGAAGCGGAAAGTTTTGAAAAGGATGAATTTGAACAGGCATTTTCAAGTATGGTAAAGTCTATGGGGGCGCGTTAATCTTGTGCGGTGGCTCCGTACTTTTAACAAAAAGATGACAAATGCGCGCTCCCAAGAAAATTAAACACAAAAAATCTTACGATGGTAAGAGAGCAGATAAGAATATTAAATACTGCGAATCTTGTAAAAGATGTTGGGAGTACAATGGTAATATTAAAAACTTAGCTCACTACGAAGATTTCCCCACATACAAAAGAGAGAGAAAAACTTGTAAACTTTGTTTAAAACGTCAAGGCGCTCATGTTCGGTAGGATACTCACAACTACAATCCTTCCTTCCTTGCTCCGCATCAGCAACTCCACATGGGCGCCTATAAATAAAAGGGGGTCAATATGTTAATATTTAACATAGCAGAAATAGTAGCAAACATATTTATACTAGGTCTTGGTATATGTTTTTGGGTTTTAGGTATATTTGGTATAGTTATGCTAGTTTCGATATTGAATAAAATGATAAAAGAAATAACTAAAAAGGAGTTAGTATGAGGTACTACTGGGAAGTCTTATTTAGCACAGAATATTTCCCTTACTGGGAGTTCACTATGTTGATGATGCTAGCACTTAATCTCAGTCTTCTGTGGAGAGTCCATAGAATAGAGAAGAAGTTAGACGATGCTTAAGAAAGACTACAAAGAACAAAGAGACCACCTAGGCGCGCACTTGAAAAATAGCGCGAGTAAGGTGTATCAGATAACAGATGGAATAATGAGAATATCAATGTTAGCTAGAAAGGGTAAGGTTGGTAAAGGTTCTGCATTTAAAGAAATCGAAAAGCTAGCACTAGAACTCAGGCATTGGAATGACGTACCCGCGAACATAAGCTATAAGTTTTCGCCTTTGGGTATCATGGACGACAAAGAGCAATGGGATAAAGAAAAAGTAGAATCTGATAAATTTATCTTATCTAAGAAAGATGCGGATGAAAAGATATACCCTACGTCTAAAGATATGAAGAATGTCCTAGCGCAATAGGGTATTATTTATTATATTTATGGTAGGTTAGTTTTATAAATAACGTGGATTTGTCTCCTGTTATTTGTTTTGAAGGGGGAGATTTCCTTATTATAACTACATCTCCCCCTTCGGTGTCTATTTTATTTCTGTATAAAAAGAATGTCCGTCCTTGTCGGGGTTGTAAATTGCTATATTTCTACTCCATATCTCTGTTCCGTCGTCCAATTTAATTACAATATGATTCGTGTAGTTATCTCCCAACTTTTCTTCTGCAATTACTACTCGTCTTACACTAACTACTTTCCTGTTGGTAAGTAAATCATTAGCTAGCGAAATATAAGAACCATCTTTTCTAGATAAAGCCTTAAATGATTCCTTTTCCTGAGATTCCATTTCTTCTGATTCGTATTCTTGTGAATTTTCAAGCTTTTCAAATAAGCCTGTTTCTGATATATTTCCCATTATAACTCCTATTTTATTAAAAGGTTTGGGGGCGGATAACCAAAAACCGCCCCCTGCTTGGCGTGCTAGCTTATGCCTTTCCGCCTTCATCTTCGAGAGACAGCAATCCCTGTACTATTTCTCCTGTCTTTGACAGGTCAAAGGCAATGCCTTTCTTCGTGGGAATAAAGTCATCATTGTCTTTTGTCTTCGTCCATATACGGACTTGACCAAAGGTCTTGTCATTGATTGTGTCCTTGGTGACAAGGATTTTAGTTGTATCGGTTAAAGGGATTTCATGTAGTACCATAAGGTTACTCCTGTGTTTGTGGTTTATGTTATGCCTTTGCAACAACGCCTGTTGCAAGTGCTATTTGTTCAAGTTTTTCTCTTGTATCGTCATCACAATCGGCAAGGTTTATCTCAACCTTTTTGCCAACGCTAGTTTGTATATTCTGACCTTTATCGGTCTTAATTACGTCTATCTGTATATGCTCATCATCCTTAATTGCTTTAATCTCTCTTGCTATTACAGTTGCATCGAATTGAAAGTATTTATCGGCTCTCTCATCTTCGAGGTCTATTCCTTCAATCATCTTATGCAATGGCATAATAAATCCGTTTATATCTGCCGTTAACTTAGACACTAGGTGAATCTTATTTTCCCGGCTAAGTTGCTTTTCGGTAAGTTCGCTTGCCCAAGCTGACAGGCTATTTAAAATCACGTTTATTGCTATGTCAATAGAATTGTGCAATGCTTCCTGTGTTTTTTCGTCGCCGTTTTTATTCATCTCGATAACGAACTTGCTAAATTTTTTAAAGTCTGACATTTGGTTTTCCTTTTATTTAATTAATTATTGTTTTCACAAAAAAACAAACAATAATTAATTAATATGTTCTGCAAAAAGCCAAGGGATTTCTCGGTTTGTCCATCTTGGATTGCTGTTAAGTTTTGTTCCTATGTAGTAATCTTGATATGCTTGCACAGAGTTTTCGTTTTTATATTCGTCGGGCATAGCTTGAGCAAACTTTGTTAAGTCATTTTGCTCAAAATCAATCTTGTCAATATTGTTTTCACACCACTCGATTACTTTTGTGCTAGCATGGATTTTACCATACCTCCATGTATATTCTCTTGCTAATGCCTTAGCATGAGTAATTAACCAAGAGTAATTCATACGACTAAACCTTGCCCATTTTGTACATGGGTGATTGAAGTACGCTCTCTTGTAAGGCGGGTTATGTGATTTGTCAAATGCGCTTGATAGCATTTGCGCTGATTCTAGCACCATTTTTACTACGTGCTTATCATGTTGTATTTGTGCTGACACAACAGGACTTATATTAAGTGCGAATATATTCATTTTGTCTCCTTGGTTTTTATTATTTGCATTAAAGGTTCCAAATCTTTTTCATAGCGGATTGATTACTTTTCCATTCATGTTCTGTCTTTTTATATTTCAAGTTAAGCAATTTACTTAACTTGTCTTGTGCTTGTTGAAATCCCTTATCCGTATCAGCAAATCTATAGATTTCTTTTTTGTTTGTTTTTGGGTTTACTCCAGTTACGATATTCATTTTATTTCCTTTTATTAATTATTGTTTTCATAAAACTATAAACAATAATTAATTAACCTTTGAACCATGTTGGTTTGTTGGCAAGTTTCTCTAGTGTAGACACTAGACCGTCTACAGCATCATCTGTTGTTTTACAGAATCTTTGCTCTACGACATGGAGCAAATCAAGTTCTCGCTTGTATGCATCTGTGGTCTCGCATTGATAACCCATGCCATTGTAAAAGTCGTACTCTGTGTCCATGAGTCCAAAGCAATAGTCTCGGAATAACCCGGACAAGCCGGCGCTCATAAGCCTGTGAATGTCAAGCGGTTCATTAGGCATCTTGATTGGTATGGATATACCAAAGTATTTCCAATCATTACCACCTCTGTATTGCACAAAGTTGTATGCAATAACTTCAACAGCATAACCCATCTTAGTAAGGACGTCACTAATCAAAGCTAGCGTGGCTCCCAGCCTAGCAAAATCTTTCTCTTTGTGTTGCCAAGAGATTGCCATGTTCATACCAATACGAACATTAGCGCGCTGTGATTGACGTACTGTAGTAGACCAATATTGGTCTTGACCACCCATAAGTCTAGCCATGCTTAAATCGTCGCCGTCGTCACGAATAACCCTCTTGCGCTTGCATGATAGACCCTTGCCTACGAACTTGGATATTCTAGCATCCATGTCAATTTCAGAGCGCATTTTTTGATACAATTGTATCATGTTGTCGGATGATTGGCCGATGGTTAGCGCTCGCTTTAGGTTGTCTCTACCGACGACATGATTGCCATAAGTCCAAGTTTCTCTGTCGCTACCCTTCGCACCATTGTTGTGCCAAAAAGATTTTGTTTCGTAGATACAATCTAGCATGGTTCTCATGTCCGGCATATGAATGACCGCATGAATACCTTCATCGTTGTCGTTGATGATTTTTGGTTCGAGTATATTGTTGTAAATATTCCCCATTATTTGTACTCCTTTTTTAGTTCTTTGATGTTGACCTTATCAAGTTCCTCTTTCGTCCATCCTGTTGTAATGATGTCGAGTAGAAAGCTGATTGACTTGCCTGCTAGCAACCATTTTTGTCCGTCGAGAAAAAGCCTTGTGCTAACTATACGGCGTACATGGTTCTTGTTACACCTGTCTCTGAGCGACCACAGACAAGCTGACATAGTCGAAGACAAGCGATGTTCACCGGACAACGCTCTCTCCACGTTTTTATCATAGTCCACATAAACCTTGACAGCTTGCATCCTGTCTAGGGTTGCTCCATCTAATTGACCCCTACCGGCATAGTCAAAGTCGTTCCCGTCACCCCATGTGTTACTTGCAATTGCTACGTGAAAGTTGTCATCCTTGGTGACAAAAGGATTATCTTTGTCATTCGGAGTAGCTAATATCCCTTGGTTGTCGAACACGCTGTTAAATACTAAACCCGCATTGGAGTCAAATCCGTCGAATTCGTCAAGACATAAAAAGCTACCATCACGAAATGACCTAGATACCGAGCCATCTATGAATGTACCATCGAATGTCATTCTGCCTGTCATATGTGACTCTGTCACACCGGCGGAGCCTTTTAGGTACTCATAGTTTCCTTGGTTGGTAGAAAATCCCAATGCTCTAGCACATTGTTCGACAAGATATGACTTTCCTGTACCACTTGGGCCACAAAGCCAAACTCTTTTGAAGAGTTTCAAGCATTCTAGCACGAATGGAAACTGTTTGTGTTTAAGACCCGACACACTCTTTACTTCTACGTCGTCAATGTAGACTTTTACAGGACGTTGTAACGAGTTGATTTTTTTGTCTACTTTCTTTGACAGTTCGTCGGTCTGTTCGCTGAAAGCCTCGATAAGGTCTCCCTGTATCTTTTCGGTTCTGCTGTATATGTCATCACCTAGCTTTTCTGCTACCTTGTCGGCTAGCATATCCTCCAGACTTCCTGTGCTAGCGGGCTGAGGGCTAGGTGACGGGCTAGGAGTAGGAGTAGGAGTCGGAACAGGAACTTCGTCCTTGGGTTTATTGCCGTCGATAATATAGTCAACTAGCTTGTCTTTTGGAGTCGTCTGTATCCAACTAGACTTTTCTCCACGTTGTTTTGCCTTGGCAATAGCCAACTTTTTGACTCTGCCATGAGCCATTGCATTGAGTTCATTTCTGTTATACATGGTTTTCCTTCTGCCGATTTCGGCGGTTAGTTGATTGTTTTATTATTTCTAGCTTTTTCATAAAAAGCTGAAAAGCTAGAAATAATATTAAAGAACGGCTCGTAGTATTTGTAATGCTAGGCCGATTAAAGCAAAGGCAATTATAAAATTGCCAAGCGCATCCGAGGATAAAACCTCGACGATTTTTTCTATTATTTTCACGTTAACTCTCCATTTTATTCATGTCACTAATAAACTGACTGGTTATTGATTCTAGCTTTTCTTTTGAAAAAAGGCTAACTATGACCTTTTGAGCGTACCCATAAGAACAATCAAACTCCAAGGCTAAAAGCCTTGTGTAGTTATTGATAACAAAGGCTCTTTGTTTTCTATTGTTCGCGTTCCTCATTTTTAGGCAGTTAAGGTAGTCTATTTCGCTATAACTTCCATATATGAAGTTATTCCATAGTTGATAACCCCATTCGGTCATCTCACCAGAGGTGAGTAATAGTGCATCTTTTATCTGTTGTTTTATGTTCATTTTGTCTCCTGTTTGGTTAAGGTTACTAGCTTTTTCACTTACGTTTCAAAGCTAGAAACCTTACCTGTTTGACGGCGCTTTGGTTTTTATTTGTGCTAGGGTGTTCTATGCCGTCATTATAGGACGTTCTAGCATTTTTGGGTGTTTAGGGTGTAGTTAAAAACTACTCCCTACCTACTCCCTAGGGTGTTGTCCTTCGCGTACCATCCCCAAGGTATTTTGGGCGGTCTATCCCTAAAGGGATAGGGCGAATTGAACCCTAGCTAGGACTCGAACCTAGCTTCCCCAAAGGGGAAGACCATCTAGGGTTGGTTGTGTATCCTGTCGGCTACAGCCTACGCGCTCAAGTGCGCCCAGCGTTCTTGTCCGTCGGAGGATTCGTCGATGGTAAAGCCTTGAGACAGCGCGCTATTCATCGCGTGGTCTTGCGCGTTCGGTACGTCTGACTCTTCGCGTCTCTGAAGTTCATCCTCGAAGTCGTAGACGGCGGGTGTAATTACCGCGCGGTCTTGCGCGTTCTTGACGAAGCTAGCTAGCTCGGCTTGGCGAAAGTGTTCCTCGTACGCGAGAAGAGCTTGCTCTTCTTCGAGCGTAGGAATATCTACGCGTACTGTGCCGGCTTGGGTGTTTACATCGTTGCGGTTAACAACTTCGTTGTTAGGGGTATAGATTGCTATCATGGTTTTGTCTCCTTCGCGAAGGGTGTTCTTCGCGTGTATTTACGCGCATCATGTGATGCGAGGTTAAGCCGACGACCTTGTGCCGTCGGCGATACCCAAACTTACCAAGGATTTTACGCCAAACCTAGGAAAATCCACATTATCGTCGGGTAATGCTAGCTAAACCGAGGTAAGAAGTAATGTTTGCGAACGCGTAGAGGGATTGCCAACGCGAAACGCGTACTCAACGAAAATCGGTCTGGCCGAACGCGTACGTATGGGGGTGTGCATACGTATAGTACGTCCCATCCATTTTTTGCACAATTTTTAGATATAGTTTCTACATGTAGAAACACATAGAAAAGAAAAGAAAAGAGAAAAAAACAATTGTTTATTTTTGCTTAACATTCTTTTATCCTCAACAATATCAACACTTAATGGCTAAGCTATGGCTTAGCTATAGCCTTGCCATAGCCTAGCTATGGCCTTGCCATGCATATAGAAGTAGAAGAAGAAGTAGAAGTATATATATCTTAGGTATAAAAAACCTTAGGTTTAGTAAACCTCAGGTTGCGAACTCAACCTTTTTTGCTTTGCCAACTAATTTACTTTGAAGTATATTCAAACAGGGGCTAAAATTATTTTTTTAACAAAATCAGGAGCAACAATGCCATACGAAATAAAAGATGATACATTCACTATTTTTGACAACGATAACAAAACTAAAGACACTCAGCCAGACTATACAGGCCAAGGTAAAGTTGGTGGTAGAGAAGTTAAGGTTGCAGGATGGAAAAAGGTTGGTCAATCGGGTAAAGAGTATGTATCTTTCAAAGTAGAGGATAAAAACAATTTACCGCTTTAATGAAACGAATCAGAAAAAGAAAAAGTGCTAGAAAAGGCAAAAGCGCAGCATGGAGACGCAAAGAGGGACAGAATCCCAAGGGCGGACTTAATGCTAAAGGCAGAGCTAGCTACAAAAGAGAGACTGGCGGAACTTTGAAAGCACCTGTTAAAAGCGGAACCAATCCAAGAAGAGTTTCTTTCGCCGCAAGATTTGCTGGAATGAAAGGGCCAATGAAAGATTCGAAAGGCAGACCAACAAGAAAAGCGCTAGCATTAAAAGCTTGGGGCTTTGGTTCTGTTGAGGCCGCTAGAAACTTTGCAAACAGACATAAAAAATCCAAATAGGAGAATATCATGCCGGGTAAAAAATATAAAAAAATGAGTAAGTCAAAAAAGGCTACTAAACCTAAAATGCCAAAAGGTAAAAAAAAACTATATTAAGTGCTAAGCAGAGAACTTTACCAAAAAAGTTACAGCAAGCAATTATGAAGTCTAAGAAAAAGAAAAAATAGTGGCAGGAACAGCAAAAAAGAAAGACCCCGCAAAGTGGGCTAGAGCAAAAGCTAGGGCAAAAGCCAAAATGGGCGGAAAACACTCTGCCAGAGCTATGCAACTTGCTGTTAAATACTACAAAGATGCTGGCGGAACCTACTCTGGAAAGAAATCATCCGGAAATAAGCT